ACTTCCATTCCTAAAACCAATTTACTAATTGGATTAAGTTTATATAATGCAGGTGCATTGGCACCATGAGTATTTAAAATATGAGCCTTTGTTCTCATACCCATTGTAGCTCGCACTAAACGATCTTCTCCGGTAGAATTAACTGCTTCAAATGAAGGAGTATCAATGTGAGTTATAAATTTATGAGAATCTCCAAAAGCTTTACCGTCAAACCACATTAGTTGCTCAACTAACTCATTTAATTGAACTGTATTGTTTGTCCAACAAAGTAATTCATAATCAACTTGCACAAATTTCGGAACATCTATTGAATAATATTCTTTCTTTGGTTTGTTGTTTGTCAATCCAAATCTGTCGTATCTATTAGCAGCTGTATATTTAGTTTCAAAAGTAATTCGAGCTTCTTGAGTTTCTAGCACTTTTAAATCTTGAATGTCTTCTCGTTTAGTAACTGAATTTCTTTTTATCATTATCAATGGAGTAAGAAGCTTTCCTTGGTTATCACGAAGATATCCATGCTTTTGTACAGCAGACCATTTCTCGCCTGCAGCAAACAGTACAGGAACAGTAATAACAGAGTTCTCTTCTATTACGGTAGGCTGTATAACATTCTCTATATGCCATTTAACCGCATAGTCTACATCATATAGTGCAATAGAAACGTCCTTAATTGATTCTCTTTTTATATCAGAGTAACCAGCTAATTCCTTCACTTCTTTATTGGAAGTTGAAGTTGCTTCTGTTCTATTTGGTTTATTTATTTTCATTATAAATTGCTAGGCAATGTTGAGTTTTTAATTGTGCTTGAATTACCAAATCGAGTTTTAACGATATTAACTTTAGATTGACGAGTCATATGTGTTTGACAAATAATTGACACGCTATAACCGTGAGTATCGCCTCCGAACCAATCGCTTGGGTCTTTACCTGCTACAACTTGATTTTCTACAATTCCATCAATTTCAAAGAATCTTGAGTGATACTCAATTACATCTCCAATTTCAACTGGTAAACTTTTATCTACTAAATCGTCACGAAGAAATGCAAAAGTTGAAGTTTGACTTACATCAGATCCATATTCTTCAGAACTCCAAGCTTGGTCATCTACAGTAACTAAACAATGAACCAATTTAGCTTCATTATATACTTTGTTATCAGACTCTTCATATAAATTAGTTGTAGTTGCATTTAGATTTAATTTGTAGACTAATACTTCGGTGTCAATTACCCGATGTAATAGTTCTTTGTTTAAACTTCTAAATAGCGATACGTCTCGCTGACCTCCGTATAATGCCATTATCCAATGTATATTGGCATTGGTACTTTAGTTAATTGAGATTGGATATTGTCAGCTTCTTCAGTCATTTTTGCTAACTGCGCTTGTCTTGACACTGCATCCAAATTCTCTCTTAATTGAGTAATCAATGCTTCTTTTTCTGTTTGTGCTTGAGATACCAAATCTGCTCCATTTAAAGTAACTTCAGATCCTGGAATAGGAACTGTGCTATATTTGCTACGAATATTTCCTAAAACTTCTTTTGCTAGAGCCAATGTATATTTAAAAATCCATTGTCTACCTGCAGGGTTTATATATCTATAAGTATGCAACTCGTAAGGAGCATTTGAAAAGTCTCCTATAGAATTTGAATTTGCGTTAAATGCTAAATTTGCTTTATCTTCTACAGTTACATAATTTATATACATTGTGTAATCGTAGGTAGGTAGCGGAAATATTCTTATTCTATCTCCGGTAATTTCAAAACTATATGCAGACTTACGAATCATGTCGTTAAACTCAATTGCTTGAAGTCTTAATAAATCAGCATATACTGGCATCATTAAAAATGATACTCCTGGAGAATATCCACCCCATCCAAAATTTTCTAACATTTGTTGAGAACCTAAACCGGTACCAACGAATGGGTCAAAATATCTAACAATAGCTGGAGGTGTATCATGAAATACTTTTTTAACTTCAATAGTCTTTGTAGCATCTGCAGCTACTTCATATGAAAAGTCATCTAAGCTATATACTTGATGTCCTTTTGAAACCGCAATAGATGCTGTTTTATAGGTCATATATCCACCAGATCCTGCTTCAGTGCCATAATTCTTCGATACTTGCACAAGACGATTTAAGGTAGTATTTACCGGCCTACCGGTTAAATTTGAGCCGGTGGGAGCACCTTGCAATTGAAACATATTATCTCTAATTGCATATTGATTCAATTGGTTGGAATATTCTAAAGTCGCTTCTTCAAAACAAGCGTAAAAGTGAATTGATTGAAGTTCAATGTCATTTAATGGATAACCTAATCGAGTTGCTGACCAATTAGCTACTTTATCAGCGTGTTGCTGAAATGTAGTGTCCGTATCAAAAAACCCAAATGGAGTACTTCCAGGGTTGAATGATGATGAACCGGGCCATATTGGAATTTGAATTGCCATTTGCGAGTATTCTATTTACTTATAAATATCGCAAATATATAAATACTATATTTTTGTTAACTTAGATAATTATCTAAATTTAAGTAATAGTACATTAAATGTAATATGCGGCAATGGAATGAACCATCACCGCACTACAAATAATTGTTAATAAATTATTAAGATAATAATGAATAATATTCTTTGAAATGTTTAATACGATCTGATAAGCCAATTGTACCGCCATTTACTCTTTTAGTTACTGCTGTTACAGTTGCGTCGTCTGCTCCTTTATCACAAATAGACCAAAGTTTATTTGAATCAAAAAAGAATGCTGCTGAAGCTAAAGGATATTTAGTAGCTACTAAATCTGGATTAGCAACGCAATCTTCACCAATGAATTTAGTGAAACCTGTGTAATTTGATTTACCAGTTAATTGGATATAACCTCTACCTCTGAATTTGAATCCTTCTTTAGAAGCTTCATCTCCATTACCCATTCTAGAAGCATATACTTTAGAAGCAATCTTCTCAGGGTTTCTAGCATAACCTGCTGCTGTCGCTGCATTGAAATACTTAGGAAATATTTTAGTTAATCCGTCTGCTGAATAATTTAAGTTTTCAGATACTGCTTTGAATCCACCAGACTCATGTCCACATTGTGCTAGAAAATGAGCTAAACGTAAAGTATTTGTAATGTTAAATTTAGCTGCCGTAGTAGGAATTTGTGCAATAACTGCATCAGGAACATGTCCTTTTAATTTGTCTAATTTGAATGAAGAGGTTGAAACTACTGCTGGAGCTGCTGCTGGCGCACTGCCAAACATCTTAGTCCAAGTTCCATCTCCAACCATACCATCAGCTGTTAAGCCGTTAGCTGCTTGCCATTCTTTTACTTTAGCTTCTGTACCCGGGCCGAATGCACCGTCAGCTGCTAAACCTAATTTTGCCTGAAGTTGTTTAACTTCTTCTCCTTTTGATCCGTTTTTTAATAACATAGTTTGTTTGTTTATTTATAGATTATTTTTCCTTTTTCTCCTGATGGTGGACGAAACTTTTTAGACATTATTTCTAATTTAGCCGCGTCAACACCATGAAGATTTCTTTGTGCTAATTTTTTAATATCTTGTTTATTAGGCTCAAAGACTACATAAATAATCTTATAACCTAACTTCTCAGCCATATCTTCGTATGGTAAACGTTCTTTATCGTTTAAATTGGTATTGTCAATAACTACGGTTGGTTTTTTCATTAACATATTATCATGCGCCTTATTCATACATTGTCTATGAGCTTCTGATAATTTAGTAACGTCAAATTTATATTCGCCGCCTTTTTCAAAATAATGGTCTGCTGAACAAACTACTGGATTTGGTAATTTCTTAATAAATGTAGATTTTCCAGATCCTGGAAGGCCTACCATAATAACCAAATTTAATTTAGCAGCTTCTTCATTTAATTTGAATGTCTTGTATATTTCATTAGTATATACTTTATTTGGCTCAAACTTCATTGTATGAGCTTCCATATCTTCAAATACTATATCTAATATATCTTTTAATTTCATAAGTTTATATGCTCCGCTTCTGTAGTATGTATAACTTTCAAAGTAACATTGGGGTACTTTGATATTAAAGACTCTACTGCTTTTACATTTTTTATAGAGTCGTCAATAAATACAATATCATTATATCCTTTATTAATTTCTTTTTCAATATA